CATAACCACTAAGAGGCACTTCTGCTTCTGCTTGTTGTAAGATTTGTTGATTAAATTCTAAATCTTTAGACAGCGTAGCGATATTGTCTTTTAATGAATCTGGGGTATATTCTTCCCAATAAGCAGGGTCACCAATTTCAGTTCCCGATGGCACATCTTGTGATGCTTGGTAATAGGTATCACCATCAACAACCACACTGCCTTCGGGATAAAAATTTTGCGAGTCCCACTGGTTATCTTCTTCAAACGGTTCTTTAAGTATGTCATTGTACTCTTGACTTCCGGTCATTGGTACTGCTTTAATTCGCCATAAATGTGGCTGCCACGTAGGAGAAAACCCTTCAGCAGCAAACGCCGCATCTTGTATAACATAATATCGTGGTAGTGCTTTTGCGTTGCTCTCATCAAGCGGATGATAATCTTTTAGGTTTGGTGCTTCTAATACATCACCTGCCATAAGTTTCCGACCCAGCGTGTCAATCATATTATTGTAATGAAATGTAATAAACAGAGTATCATTATTTAAAAATAAACCAAATTGGCTTAAGTCAAAATCAATGTCTTGTATATTATATACACCTCGCATAATATAGACGTCAGGGTCATATTCTCGGTCACGGTTTTCTAATAGTAAGACATCTTCTATAAAACTAGGGTCAGTTTCGCTAAATGCCGGTTGTGTGGCATCATTAGATTCTTCTTTGATTGCTGGACCTAGATATTTGTGTACATATAAGTCAACACCGCCAATTGTGAACATCTCTGATGCACGGCGGTCTATAAATTTGTAATCGTTTGTACGATTTGGATGATATAATGAAAGTCTAGGCATTTGAGGTATTTATCGCCAAGTTGACAAGATTAAATAACAGTGATATCGTTTAATGGAAATGTGATATACCCAATAAATTTAATGTTAGTCATTAAACGGCTATATATTTCCACCTACAAGGATTAATTGATGCCAACGTCTCAAACAAAAAAACGTGTACTAAAACCAAGGTCGGGTGAAACCAAATATGTTGGTGTTGAACCTGTTTGGGAAAGTGAATTTGAAACAGACAGTGACCGCCGTTTGGCGATGATTGCTGCACTAAACTGGTACAACTATAACCAAGATACTAAAGAAGCACGACAGTGTTTAATTGATTGGTTAGAGGATAATGATCGACCACAAGATGCTAAATCTGTACGTAATGCATCGGGTGAAACATTTGCCCTTAGTTCTGGGTGGCTTGCGAGAATGGCATCTCGTGGTTTGGTGTTAAGTGAACACGAACTTAATTCAATTGAAACCGTTGTCTCAGCCGCTAAAGCAGAGAAAGAGCGTATCATCGAAGAAACTGATGAAACCAAAAAGAAACCAAACATCCAAGATAGGTTAAAAGAGATAGCACTTGAGGCTGGTGGTGAAATTGAAGGTATGTTTGATGAGATGATCGCCAACGGCGTCAAAATGGATGCAAAGTACAAGCCTCTCGATGTACTAAATTCATATAATGTTGTTCCTCAACAGATGCCGCTGATTATTGATCACTGGCAATCTGTTCTATCTGAGCTGCACGAAGTTCAAAGCGGCAATGACCCAGATCTCAACGAAGGCTATAGCACATATGGCAAAATTGATATTCGAAATATGATTAAGTTTGCCGAAAAAGTTATTGCAGATAGCAATAGTCACGTTCAACTTAAGAAAAACAGTCGTGCTCCACGCAAAAAGAAAGCAATTAGTCCAGAAAAACGTGTGGCAAAGTTCAAGTATTTGAAAGAGTTTGGCGAACTTGGCATTAAAAGCGTATCTCCTACCAAGTTGGTTGATGCAACAGAAGCGTGGTTGTATGACACTAAAAAACGCAAACTAATTCATGTTGTCCCTGATCCAATGATGAAAACCTTTACAATTAAAGGTTCAACTATTGTTGGATTTGACCCTAAAGAAACTTGTCAAAAAACACTGCGAAAGCCAAAAGAGCAGTTGGCAGAGTATAAAAAATGTACTGTTCCCAAAGCGAGAAAGTGGTTTAAGGACATCAAAGCCACTGAAGTTCGGTTTAATGGCAGGGGTAATGACAATTTAATATTGCTGTCGGTCAGATAAATACTGGACAAGGAATTCCAGTATTATGGCTGATCAAGACCCAAACTCACTTGATTTATTAAAAAAAGATTTATTTGATTACGTTCGATTGATGCTCGGCGACGAGATTGTTGATGTTGAGCTAGATCCATCGCATTTAGAAGCAGCATATCAACGTGCATTAGGCATTTACCGTCAGAGAGCGGAAAATGCATTTGAGGAAAGTTATATGTTTTTGGAACTTAAAGAGTTTCAGAGCACATACCAACTGCCTCAAGAAGTTCAAACGGTTCGCCAAGCATTTCGCCGCACGATTGGTAATGCCACTGGTCCTTTCAGCACAAGTTTTGACCCGTTTAGTTCTGCAACACTAAACACGTATTTGCTTACATTCAATGCGTCTGGTGGTTTGGCTACCTACGACTACTACACACAGTATGTTGAATTGGCTGCCAGAATGTTTGGCGGATTCCTCAACTACACCTACAACAGAGTCACTAAAAAACTAACTCTAGTTCGCTCCCCCCGAGGCAACGGTGAGCAAGTGCTACTATGGACATACAATCTCAAACCTGAGTTTATGTTGCTAAGCGACTTCCAAATTGTTCAGTGGTTCAGAGATTGTGTCACTGGCGTTGCAAAAATGATTATTGGCGAAGCACGTGAAAAATTTGCCTCAATAGCAGGACCACAGGGCGGTACAGCATTGAACGGTGCGTCTATGAAAGCAGAGGGACAACAAGAAGTTGATAAGTCAATAGAAAACCTTAAGCTGTTTGTAGATGGCAGTGCTCCACTTACATGGGTAATTGGATAATTAATGCGAGCAGATGAGTTTGTTAATGAACATCGAATGGTCTGGAAGCGTAATGCAAGAACCGGACAGGTTAAGATGGCGTGGCGTTGTGAAACTGGTCCAAGAAAAAACAAAACTGTACCAAATGTTTTGGATTGTTCTAAGCCGTTAGATGTTGCTAAAGCACAACGAACTAAAGCTACCAGAGCAAAAACAAAAGTTCGCCAAGCAAGAAAAGCCAAGAAAACAAAGCGTGTAAACCCAGCAAGTCGCCTTGCTCGTAGTTTAAACAAGAGAGCACGTAAGCGTTAAAGTCTCAAAAATCTCTTGACATCTATTATTGAATAATATATTCTGTACCAAATATACAGAAAGAGAATGCTATTATGCATATAATGGTAGATATAGAGACACTAGCCGTGACCCCTGATGCCTGCATTCTAACTATTGCAGCACAGCAGTTCTCACCATTTATAAAACGTGATTATTCAGAATTGCGGCATTTCTATTCTCGGATTAGCATAGAAAGTCAGAAAACGCGTGCGGTAAATGAAAATACTGTCGAGTGGTGGGCAACTCAATCTGCACAAGCACAAGAAGAAGCATTCTCTGAGAACAACCGTATCTCATTACAAGATGCTTTAAAAGAACTTTCTCCTTTGATATGGCAAAGTGATTTTATGTGGATTAATGATCCGACATTTGAAGTTAATATTTTAGAAGATGCATATAAGAGTTTTGATTTGGCAGTGCCATGGAAATTTTATTTGGTAAGGGATGCGAGAACGGTATATAGTTTGCATCCCGAGTTGAAGAGACCACCAGCGACTCATCATGCATTAGAAGATTGCCGTCGGCAAATAGAGATGTTGCAGCAGACTTTCACAGATTTGAGTATTGAAAAAATAGTATGAACTCCGAAACCGAAATAGCAACGCCAGAAGAACAAAAGTTAGAGTCTGACGTAAAGCAAGAAACCAAAGACAAGTACGAAAAGAGTACTATGAGCAAGGCTAGTAAACTTGCTATGGAACTTGCAGAAGAAAAGCGGCGTCTTAAGCAAGAGTTAGAAGAACTTCAAACTGAGTATGATGGTGTTAAACCAACCACACCAACAGGAACACCGGATTGGTACGTAAAATGGAGTGCAATGTTTCTGGCTGTTGTTGGTGTCTTTCTAATATCAGCCGGGCTCACAATGCCGGGACAGATAGCATATGTTATTTCAGGCATCGGCTGGGTTTATGTTGGTATGCAATGGAGTGACAGAGCAATTATGATTGGTTCTGCTATTACTTCTACTGCTGTGATGATGAATATTGTTCAGACGCTGATTCAGGCATAAAAGCTATGAGTACAAACAAAAAAACTATTGCACTTGTTGGACTAATTGGTTCTGGCAAGGACACTGTTGCAGACTATCTACAAAATATTCACCATTTTCGCCGAGAAAGTTTTGCAAGAACACTTAAAGATGCAGTGTCGTCTGTATTTAATTGGGACAGGGAACTGTTAGAAGGCAGAACACAATATAGCAGAGAGTGGCGAGAAGAAGTTGATGAGTGGTGGGCAGAGCGTTTAGACATTCCTAACCTAACACCTCGCTGG